TGGCCCGGCACTTTGGCGCCCGGCATGATGGGAATGACCGGATAGCCATTATCCACCCGGCGCGCGCCGAATTGGGCCATGGAATCCTTCATGCGGCCCTCCCTGGCAGAGGCGGTGCGGGATGGCTGCCGCTATCCAGGCGTTGCGCCAACGCGTCCTGATAGGCGGTGACGATTACCTCCAGCAGCGTCAGCCATTCGGCATCGCTCAGCACCGCAAGATCGGTCTTACCGATGCTTTCCAGATACTCGCCCGCCATGGGGCTCGCGGCCTGGATGGCAGCGATTTCGTGTTCGTCGGGATCAATCACGCCCCACCTCCGGCGCATGGCATGCATGCAGCGCATGGAGCAGACAAAGCGCGGAGCGCCGGTCTTGCGCCGCGGATCGAACCAGCCAAAGCAGCGCGCAGTGCGCAGGCGACAGGCAGCGCATTTCACATGAACCTCACGGCGGTGATTTCGGTGTATTGGCCGGTGGGCCGGACCTGGATGGCGATGGGGCGGCGCAGATGGTGCTGTTGGGCTAGCGCCTCATTCACCGTCATTGGGGGTGGTAGATTGCCCGCACGACGCCGCCACCAGGACAACGCCTTGTCGCGGGGAAATCCGGTGTGCTCGAAACACACCCATTCGCTGTGCTGGATAAGGCCGCATTCATAGGTGACGCGGAGCGACGCCGGCTTGCCGGGCTTTTCGTGGCGCGCGTAGCCAATATCAGTGACGTCGCACCAGGCCGCCTGGATCTGCGTGGACAGCAGCGCGTCCGACGCCGCCTTTGGCGCCACCTTCACCACCGGCGGTGGGAATTCATAGTCGCACTCAATGCAGTGCCGCGCGCTCGCGTGGTTGATGGTTTTGCATTCGGGGCAGGTTTTGATCGGCGCCTTGCCGTCCTCTGCGGGTTCCTTCTTGCGGCCATCCACCGTGTCGATCGGGCCGTGCCGTGCGGTGTTGCCGGCGAAGTCCAGCACCAGGCAGTCATCCTTGCCCTCGGCAAGGCGCGTGCCGCGACCGACCATCTGAACATAGAGCCCGACGCTTTTGGTTGGGCGCAGTAACGCGATCAGATCAGTGCCCGGCGCATCAAAGCCGGTGGTGAGTACATTGGCGTTGGTGACGCAGCGCAGCCTTCCGGCCTTGAATGCGGTCAGGATGCCATCGCGTTCTGGGCCGGGCGTGTCACCTGTGACGGTCTCGGCGGAGAAGCCGTGCTCGCGGATGGCGTCCCGCACATGGCGCGCATGGGCAACGCCGGAGCAGAACACCAGCCAGGATCCGCGCTCGGCACCATGCTCGACAATTTCGGCCACGGCGGCGCGCGTCACCTCATCGCGATCGACTGCGGCCTCAAGGTCCTTGGCGATGAATTCCCCGCCGCGTGTGCCAACACCACCGACATCAAGCTGGGTCGTGGTCTGCTTGGGTACGACCGGGCAGAGATAGCCTTGCTGGATCATGTCCAGCACAGGCACCTCATAGGCGATATCGGTGAACAGCCGATCCTCACCCTCATGCAACAGGCCGCTGTCCAGCCGGTAAGGCGTGGCGGTGAAACCGACGACCTTGGTGAGGCCGGCGTTGATCTCCTTGAGTTGCGCGAGAAAGCGGCGATACATGCCGCTGTCATTGCGCCCGAGCAGATGGGCTTCATCAATCAAAACCAGATCGCAACGCTGCACCTTGTATGCATGGCGGTGGATAGATTGAATTCCGGCAAACAGGATCTGCGCGTGAATGTCGCGGCGCGACAGCCCGGCCGAATAGATACCGGCTGGCGCATCGGGCCAGGCGCGCAGAAGCGCCATGAAGTTTTGCTGGATCAGCTCCTTCACATGGGTGAGGATCAGCACGCGGGTGTCGCCATAAGCGGCGATGACTTCACGCGTGAAGCCCGCGATGCACAGGCTTTTTCCCGTACCTGTTGGAAGCACGACAAGCGGATTGCCAGCGCTGGCGCCGAAATAGTCGTAGAGCGCTTCAATGGCCGCGCTCTGATAGGGACGAAGGGAAAGGCTCATGCCGCCACCTCGTCGCGCCACTCTGTACCATCGCGCAGCCGGTAGCTGACCCAATCCTCACCAGCATCCTCCTGCTCGCCGGCGATGAAGTCCGGGATAAAGAGATGCGCGACGCAGCCGGCTTCCTGGTCGCGCCGGCCAAGCTGATGGTTGTGCCGCGCGCAATGCCAGGCGCCGTCATTGATGGGCGATGCATGCAGGCAGGAGCGGCAATGCCGCTCAGGCATCGCACCCTCGTGACAGGTGGCGTGATGCTCGCAAAAGCGGCATTGCCACCATGCGGGATCGTCACTGATGCGCGCAGGCGGTCGGTTCGCGGCAATGACACGCTCGGCCTTGGCCATAATGCGCAGCGCCGCCTCGGCGTCGTAATGCAGGCGTTCCTGATAGAGCTCATCGGTGTTCTTATTCACCGCAAGGTAAAAGGCGCGCTCCAGCCCGGCGAGATGCATATAGGTCTGCATCTGTGCCCAATGCAGCGGCTTGGATTTGGCGACGCCCTCGCGCTTGAGAGCAAGGAAGGACTTCTCGCTATGCGTCTTGAACTCACAGACATGCCAAGCGCGGGGCGCTTCGGGAAAACCGATCGCCACCGCATCCATGCTGCCGCCGAAATGTCCGCCCTGATCGCGTAGCTGCCATTGGCGCCCGGTGGCTGGATCGAGATCCAGCACTGTGACACCGATGCGGCGGAGATCAGCGACAAAGCGTGCCTCCGCCAGATTGCCCGTATCGAACAGCCGCAGCAGGCGGCCCGTATGCTTCGCGCGTGTGGTCCAGCGAAAGCCGTACCAGATGGCGCGCTCGCATTCAGTGCCGATCAGTGACGCGCCCAGATGTTCCCGAAAGCCGTGATCGGCCGCCGCCTCATAGGCGGCATAGATGGCCGATACGGAGGGCGTTGGCGGGATTGGCAGACAAACCATGGCGGCCCCTGCGATCAGACGCGCCGCCAGGGGGGCGTGCTGCCGGTGCCCGGGCGGGTGGCCGGCACGGGCGTTGTCGCGGGGCGGGGCGGCGGCGCTGCTTGGCTCGGCGCAACACTGGTGCTCCCTGCTTTGGCGGCGGAATAGCCAGACACCTTGTTCCGCGCCTCGCGGTGCACGCCGTATTTGTCGGTACCGGCAGGCTCGACCTTCAGCGTCACGAACAGCGGTTTGAAGTGAAGCTGCTCGCTATCGCCGACATGCATCTGGCCCACCGCGTGGCAGATGGCCGACAAGGTGCGTTGCGCGATCTCCACCGTCTGCTCGTTGCGGTTCACCAAGTTCAGCTGATCGAAGATCTTCCGCCGCGCGGAGGGGCCTTCCAAGATCTCGAAGACCAGCTTCAGCAGCTGCCCGTCGCCCGCCTTGGTCGGTGCCATTTCACTCTCGATAAGGTGCGCGAGGTATTTGCCTGGCGGTAGCACCTCGAGCGGGACAGCGGGGGCGACTTCCGTCGCATCAAAAGTACCATTGAGGGATGCCATGGGATCAGTTCCCTGTGTCTTGGGTGGGGATGACGGGGGCGTTGGGCGCTGCCGCATAAAACGGAATGCCGGCGGCCAGATCGGCCCAGGCGAGCGGCAGGGTTTCTTCAAGGCCAAAGCGGTTCTTGGCCAGGAAGGCCGGACGTTCGATTGTGTGCAGCAGGCGATCACCACCGCTTACGCCGCGCACGACCTTCTTGTTGAAGCCGACGTCCGACTTCAGCGTGCTGACGCGGTAGTTGGCGAACAGCACGCCATCGACATGCTCCTGCACCAGGGCCGATGCGCTGCGATGCAGTTTTGGCTGGTAGCGGTCGTAGGGTTCGGTTTCCGGACTATCAAAGCGCCGGATTTCCGCATGGGCGATCAGCAGAACGCCCATTCCGCATTCATCGCGCAGCGTATTCACAGCATCCAGAAAGGTACGCCAGGTATCCAGCGCGGCCTGATAGCCCTTGCCATAGCCGAAGGCTTCAATGTCGCGTTGGTTGTGCTGCTGCGCTGTGTGCTGCCAGATCAGCGGTTCCAGCCAATCAAGGCTATCAACCACGAGCGTCTGGAATTCATGCGCTTCGGAATAGAGGGAGCCGAGCGCTTCCATGACGGCGTCAAAGTTGCGCAGCAGCCCAAAGGTCGCGGCATCAATGCGCCCGAGCCCATCCTCGGTTTGCAGAAAGATCGGGTTCGGCGCATCCGCGGCAAGCTTCGTCTTGCCGACGCCAGCAACGCCATAGATCAGCAGGCGTGGGGGACGCGTATCGCCACCCCGACGGAGTGATGCGAGTGAGATGGCCATTACGCGGCCTCCTTCGCTTCGAGGGCGTAGGAGGCGCGGCCCATGGCCATCTCGCGCAACTGCGTCGGTTGGGTGCGATTGCTCATGTATGTCTCGTTGGAATGGGTGATGTCCGGCTCTGGCTTGCGTGACGACGGTCGGACGGGCGTCGCCATTTTCATGGGGATGGGCGTCATGACAGCACCAGCAGTTCCGCGATCCAGCAGAGCGCGATGAAACCGCCGGCGAAGACAGCGCCGATAGATAGGTTGCGGAGCACATGGCCGATGCGGCGCAGCCGACGCATGGAACGGCGCGTCATGAC